GTACAACTCTGCCCGGACGCTCATACAAGTCTGCGCCGAACAGGGTGATATTGTTATGTGCATCAAGCAAGAGCCAGCCAGCCTCAGGCAGCCGTTGGCGCGTGCCCATCACTAGCTTCATGGTCTCGGTCTGCGAACAGACGCTGGGAACCATCATGGCAATCTGACGCTGTGCGTCGCTCACCCAGCGCAGCAGCTCGGGACGCGTCCACCGTATGCTCTTTAAGTCGTTGAGCTGGAGGACAGCGCGGTCAATAATCTGCTGGCTGGTTGAATTTGTCATGAGAATAGCGACACTTGCGACTGTGCAAGTCCTGCGTTAGTTAGCTCATCTTTACTGCCGCCGGCAACAAGAAGTTGCGCAGTAGCCGGCCACACGCCATCGCTCACAAGGGTGTCTACGTTGGCAATTGAGGGCTGCATGTCCTGTGCTTGCGTCGTGTAGAAACCAGTGCGTACGAGGTCGTCGATAGCTGGAGTGGCAGATAAAGGGAGTACTTCGGCTGGAATCGTTACTGCGTCTTTTGGAGCTGTAGTAGCCATAGCCTTCCCCTAATAAAATAATTTGGTGGAGCCACCAGAGCTCCACCATTTACTGCTGCGTGCTATTAGCCCGACACAATCATCGTTGTCAACGCAGGAGCGTTAACGACCTTGTATCCATAGACGTTGAGTCCACGAACCAAATTACCGAAGTCGTTGGGGTTTTGCAGACTCTCGACCTTTGCAATCTGTGATGCAAAAGTGATTGCCGACTTGTGGCCAGCCATCAGCGCGTGACGCTTAGCTGTACCAGCAGCAGCTGCGCCCATCCAGTCCTGACCGGCTTGTGCACGGGGGAGCAAGTTGGAGACGTAGACTGTGAAGCGGTCAATCATGCCGATCTTGCCGTTACGCAAGATGCTGGAGGCATCGCCCATGAACTGAGCCTGAGCCAAGTTCGATTGCATCAGAATCTGACGCTCGATGGGGGACATCACCAAGAAGCGGTCTGTCTCAGGCACGTTGGCTTCGTCAAGCACGCTGGACATAGCTGTGATGCTAGCCAAGATGTTTGATGCGGTCAGTGCGAGAGGAGCTGCGTCTGTACCGAGGTTAAACGAGCCAGAAATCTGACCAGCGTTTGCGCCTTGGTTGTAAGCTGCACCTTGGTTGAATGTGCCCAAGAGGACGTCAGCGTCAATCTTGGTCTTCATCTGCATGGATGCGTCGTTTGTAAACATCTCCATGAGCTTAGGCTTGGCCTGGAGCTCTAAGACGTTGTTGACGTTCACGCCGAAGTATTTACCGTGGTTGATAACCAACTGGATGGTGCTAGGAGCAGGCACTTCGTAGTTCAGGTTCTGACCGATCTGGTAATCGTTAATCGTGATTGTAGGAATCGTGTTAATGATTACTGTATCGCCCATACCGGAGATGTCGCCCTGGAAATCGGTGTTCGCGATTTCGCCGAAGACAGTCGCTGCGTAGAATTTCTGGGCAAGTTTGCCAGACCACAACGCAGGGATGAAGGAACCGGAGTAAGCGGTGCCGGTGTATGGAGTTACGCCGCCGGGGCTGTTAAAGCCAGCAGCATTGATAGGATAGACTGCGCCTGGTGTTACTGTTGACATGGTGGTAGTTCCTTATAAAAACTAAGAAGTGCCACTACCACGTCAAGTCGCGTCTTTATCGAATGCGTCCTTCTGCAGCAGCAGCGTTGATATCGTGCTCAATACGAACCGCTTCGTCTTGCGAGTAATGCCCGCGACGCAAGTTGCTGTAAAACTCCTGGACGTCCCTTTCGGTGTAAGTCCGCTTGCTCTGCATTTCAACCGGCGTTGAAGACACTCGAGACGAGTCTGGGGCTACCTGACTCTGTAAGTTCTGGAACGGTTGCTGACGCGACGCAGGGGCTTGTGCTCCTGAGTAAGCGTTAAATATGGCCGCTACGCGAGCCGCATCTAACATCTCATACGCGTTGTTCAAAGCTATCTGTTTGGGAAGTCCGTAGATTGGGTCAACTTGCTGTAACCACTCCAGAAAACCCTGGTCTGTATTCAAGGTTTGCCAGCGTGGGGCCATGCTTGTTAGCCCTTCGACGAAGCGGTCTTTATCGCTTACGACTTGTTTCTGCGTAATCTCAGACAGTTGGCTTTGCAGCAGGTCGATTTTGCTGACTAGGCTTGCTTCTCGGTCGCGAAGTGAAGACACTTTGCTCTCTGCTGCACGCTCAATCAGGTTCACCAAATCCGGCCCAAAGGCTTCTCGGTCATCATCTGTGATGGTCGGAGCGGGTGCGTACTCTGCCTTCTGTGTTTTTGCCGTCTCTAGCTCTTGCATCAGGACTGACACTTGCGTGTTGAGTTCTTTAGTTTGAGCGTGAAGTCGGGGCACATCCACGTCGTACATTCCCTTCAAAGAACGGTAGCGTTGCTCCCATAATTCTTCAGGGTCTGACTTGGGTGGTTCAGGCGGGGCTGGCGGTGCTTCTTCAGTGGGCGGGGCAACTTCGGGGACTATTTCTGCAGGTGCTTCACCAAGTTCTGGTGTCGCTTCTGCAAATTCAGCTGAAATACGCTCTGCTTCATCAAGCTGGGCTTGAATGCTGGGTGGCAATGCCATGCACATCTCCTAGATAGCTCCGGAATCGTTACCCGCTGCCAAAATGGCTGTACGGTCGATACGGTCTGCTACTGCTTCAGTTTAAGGAGTAAGGCTTCCGCCCCTTCGACCAATCCGAGAAGTTCTCCGATTGTTCCCGCCTCACCTTGTAAGCGGTAAATCTGCTGTTCGGTTGACGCCTTGGTTAGCTGCTCTAGCACGTCTAGCCTTTGAGCTTTCAGAAAATCCACCAATGGTTTCATCTCTGGGTTGTTCAAGTGGGCTAATGCGCGAGCGACCCTTGCATCGACTCGAATCATTAACTATTACTTCATCATGCCGTCGACTTTTGCCGACTCTTGACGGTATTCGGAATTACCGTGACCTTTCAAAGTGCCGAAAATTGAGGTGTCGCCACCGCCGATGCCAGGCGAACCGCCCTTGCACAAGCCGTCAACTTTCGCGCTTTCCTGGGCCATTTCTTTGCCGCCGCGCTTTAAAGTGCTAAGAATGTCAGCCATGTTTGGCTCCGGTTAGTTAGTTACTGGCGATAAAATAACAATTAGTTAGCTACTTGTCAAATTATTTTGGTGTCGGTGCGTGTAAATCTGTCACAGGCGTGCCATCCGCAAGCGTTTGACCCGGTCCTGGGGGTGCTGGTGGCGTAGGCTGCCCTGGCGGTCCTGCCGGTGCTTTACCTTCAGCTGCAGCCTGCATCATCATCGCTTGTTGCTGCTCGGCCATGCGTTGACGAATTACTTCATCAGGTGGCACGAGCTCGTCGCGGTTCATCTCAAGCGTATCAGCCATCGTGCGCAGCAAGTACGCAACACCCTCAGGTCCGATGATGTTCTGAGCCACAGGACTGTTGAGCGCGATGTTTAAGAACTCGTTGCGACGCTGCTGAGCAGCCTCTTTGGCCAATAAGCCCGATACGCCGCGCGCCACAATCTGGATGTCGCCCTTGAGTGCGGGGTCTGTGCCGTAGCGCATGTTGACGTAGTACAGTCGGCTCACAGCTGGGGCGATAACGCGCTCGTCGATGTTGCTTATGACTTGCTTGATGTTCTTACCAGCGTTAGTCATCATCATCGACATGCCCGAGGCTGTGCGACCTGCACCACCGGGAGCAGAACCCCCCATCATGTAGCGTGGGATGCCTGTGTACTCGTCAGCCAAGTCTGAGAACCGCTCGTAGATAGCCATGAGCTCTTGGGCTTGTGACGAGGGCTGAAAGAACGATATCGGAGCTTGTCCGCCATTCATCGGGTCAGAAGTCACCTGCCAGACTTTCCACGGGAAAAGCTGCGTGATGTTCTCGCCCTGTGGCAAGCGGTCGATGTTGTACACGACCTGAGGACCCGAGGCCAGACTCATGTTGTTTACAAGTGCACGCGCGGCCGCATTACAGACGTTCTGTGTGTCGCGACAGAGGTCAGCCACTGAGTTACCCCAGAACACGCCAGGAATCTCTTCGTAGCTCGCTTTGAAGTACGGTTTACGCCCAAGCGGGTCTGGATTGACCACAGCCTTTATGACCCAATTACCGATGAGCCACGCCTCGATGGGGTACTCAGCCACGGGGTCTGGAACTTCTTCGTCGGTCATGCCCCACTCACGCAGGAGTGCGCCCTGCACTGTGCCCCAGTACTGCAACGCATCAATGAGCTGCGAGGGGTTTGTAGACGCTCCAACCGTATTTTTACCTTCTGCTGCGAGTTTGCCGGTGTCGGAAAATATCCACTCACGCAAGCCCCCGCGGCCAAACTCCTCGAGCACAGCACGGATGGCGGGCTCTGAGTACCCACCCACGCCGATGAGCGCAAGTAAGTCGCCACGCGCGAGCTGATGACGCTCGATTAAGTCCGCATCGTCGATGTCTGAGGCCTCGGGCGAGGGGTACAAGAAGAAGGGGTCAACGCGCTCCCACTCAAGC